GCACCCATGTTCGCCCAAGAAGATCGCTAAGGGTCTGCCAGCACGCTGGATCCCCCGGACCGCCGTCGATGACAATGTGATCAATCAGCCAGCTTTGCAGACCTCTGCCCCAAGCCCAAACGTCAACCTCAATCCTGTCCTTCTGCACGTCCGCACCGGCTGTGAGGAACAGACCGCCCGCGGGCACCGTGCCTGAGCGCCATTCTTCCTTTTGCCCCTGTAGGCGCTGCCAATCAGGCGCCTCGCCGCTTTCCATCCAGGTCTCGCCCAGTGAGGTGTTGATGAAGGTTTTCATCATCTCATCCCCGCCAGCGCGCGCTGACAAGAAAGTCTTGGCCATCGCGTACAAACGAACCCAGGGCGAATAGATCTCGTTCAGGTGGAACCCAGCCGTGCCCGCAAAGGGTTGCTCGGCAATCCAGCGGCCTTTCGAGATAGCTGACCACCTTGTCTCATCGCGCCAGACCGCATCGCATTGTGCGCAGTGATAGCGCGCAGTGTCAGGTAAATGGCTGCCGTCAGTCGCTTTATCCCACCGGACTTGGCTCCAGGTCAGAACCTGCTCAGTTCCGCACTCAGGGCATGGCACCCAAAACCGGCGTTGATCACTTTCCTCGAACGCTGCCTCAATCCGGCTCGCGCCCTTGTTCGTGGGCGTCGAGACCAGCACAATCTTGCGGTTCCAGAACGTCACCGTCCGCTTGCGCGCCAAATTGACCGGATCACCCTCAGCGCCTGCGCTGAACGGATAGCGGTCCACCTCATCGCACAGCAGCAGCCGGATTGGGCGGCTCGCCAAGCCTGACGGCGCATTGGCACCCACAATCGTCAGATGTCCGCCCGGAAAGCGTTTATGCAGGATCTTGTTGTTGCCGTCCCGAGACCTCGGATTGGCGATCTTATCTTGTAGGCACGGCGTGTCCCGCGCCATCGGTGAAAAGCGGTCCTTCGACCACGTTTCCGCGTCCCGCTCCGTTGGCATGACCACCATGATCGGTGCGGGGTCATGGTCGATATGGAAGCCGACGCAGTTGTTGACCATTTCAGTGTTGTGCGTGGGGATCATGGTGCGACCAGCCAGATAAAGTCGGTTCGGGCTGTCTACCTGAATGCAGCGCACCGGAACGCTCTCGACCGGCTCGACAGAGACGATACGGCGGCGTTCGGTTTCCGTCGTCCGACGCCCCTCACGTGACACTTGGCGGTTGCGCTTCCGAGCCAACAAGAACACAGGCTTGTCGTCATAGATCATGAACGAAAACCGTGTCGCGGGGTTTCCAAGACGCCTTTCGCCATCAACGACCACCGTCGGCTGCTTATCTACGGCAGAAAATTTGATGCCTAAAGACGCCAGCAGTTCACCAAAACCATCTGCCAAGCGTGGATAGATGGTGATAAATTCACAGCGTCCGCATTCAGCGATGTAGCCGTCCGAGTCCATTAACCCTTGCAGGAGAGCGAGGCGTTGGTCCAGGGACGCGCGCAGGTAAACCTCAGGAATGTGCTTCCCGGTTCCAGGCGTCTTCCTCCCCTTGACCAACCCCATGTCCCGAAGGCGCAGGCTGAATGGTTTGCCCTCTTCCAAAACCGGATCGACAGCTGCGCCATGCTTCCATTGCATTGAGAACTGACGCCCACATTCGGCACACCGTCCATTCCCATGACGGCCCTGCACATTCATGTCGTGGCCGCGGCGACAAATGTAGTCGGACCAAGGCAGCGTCGGTTTGAGCGTAAGGATGTGCGGAACCCGCTTGTCCTTCGACTTGACCTCAACATCCAAACCGCAAGCCCGTAAGTGCTCAGCTATTTCCAGGTCATCTTGATGACAGGTGATCTGTGAGCCGTAGCTGTGGCCGTCACCAAGCCAGACGCCAAGAGCATAAGGCGGTATCGGCAGTGCCTTCTCGTGCAGTTGCAGCGCGCCAGCAACGGGAATGGCGTATCGGTTCCGTTTCTTCGAACCAAAGTAATGGGCTGTTTCAGCAATCTCCTGTGTCGTCAGAACTGCACGGTGGATCGTCATGGAACAGGTCCCTCATCGCGTCCTGCGCGCGCACTGGTCTATCGCTGTCGACCTCCCAGAGGTGATCGGCATCGGCGATGATCGAACTCCCATCCGAAAATCGGACACGATAGCAGCGTCGATTGACCATCACATCCGTCGCGCCTGTGACGCGGCAAGGCGCACCGGTTTCATCGAAGAGGACATGACCGACCTGCACATCGCCCATCGTGCTCCAACCGGTCGGCGTAGCGAGCGGCGTATCAAGCGCAAGCGCTTTGCCTACCTGAGCTGACGACATAATCACAACGGTTTCCGCCGCAGGATCAGAGATGGCATCCATGATCCCACGCTGATATTCCGCGCGGCTCGTGCGCCACTGTCCGGGCTCGGCGCTGGCCTCTGAACTCAGCCGTCGATTTTGGTCAGCCCAGTCACTTATTGTCAGGTCCGGCGGCGGCTTGAGAACCGCCAGCGCGGCTTTCACCGTCCGCCTCAGGATCGGCGATCCTTTCAAGGTCAAGATTGGTCTCAAATTCAATGTCTGGCTGCGCGAGATCATCAAGCACCTCGCGGATAGCGGCACGGATCAGGTTCCGGGTATCTCCGACGGTTGATTGGTCAAAAATCTGTGGCGCCAACCGGTCCGGCAGCCCCAACAGGCGGGTTCTAAGAAGCGCCAGCACAGCAATCCATGCCGCCTCGATCTGGTCCGCAGCAATCAGTGAGCGGCGCTTTTCCTCCGCCTCCATCTCGGCGAGGTCGGCCCGGGCTCGGATAAACCGTGCTCGCTCTGCCGCATAGTCTGGCGCACCCGCTTGAGCCTTAACGGCCTGATCGCGCAGGTAGCGCACATAGCCGCGCACCGAGCCGATCAGATCGTACTGCCCGCGCTCCGCCTTCGGGATCACTCCCTCCCGGCTCAGCTGCTGGACCCGCCGCTCCGACAGATCAAGCAGCTTGGCGATCACGCCGATGGGCTGGGTGGCTGCTGACATGTGCTGACCTTAAGAATTAACTTTAAACATATGAATTTGAACACAATTCACTGGATATATCTCCACGCCAAAGCGAAGCTGATCGAGCAAAACACACCTGGAGTACACCTTATGGAAACCACCAGCATCCGCCTCCCCATCAGGAACCTGCCCGAGCAGTTTGACCGCAGTCGTATCACAGTCGTGCTCGACGAGATCGAAATGGCCCTGATGGACGATGGTGGCGTTTACGCCAGCACCTCCGCCGACAGTTTCACCATCACGGTTGAAGTGCCCACGCATCAGCTGATGGATACCGCCAGCTGCCTGAAAGACCTCGGCCTGGTTTAACTGATCTGCCTTTGCTACCCCGATAGCCTCGAAGTGCCGCCGCTGCAGGCCCATTCAGGGTTTCTCGATTATTGCAGCCTATGATACTAAGCGCTGACATACTCCTGAGAAAGGTAAGATGCCGGTGACTATCTGGTTTTACAGATCTGTTTTCAGCGCACTGATTGCTGCTTTTTTCGCATCAGCGGCGTTTGCTGACGTACCTATTATTCCGCGCGGACAGAACTTTACCTGCACGCCGACGCATGTTTGGGATGGGGACGGCCCCGTTTGGTGCAGTGAAGGGCCCAGGCTGCGGCTTGCAGGGATTGCAGCGCGCGAACTAGATAGCAGCTGCTCCGCTGGACATCCGTGCCCAAACGCAAGCGGGATTGCTAGCCGTGATGCCTTGGTCGATCTTTTGGGCACTCCGACGGGCGTCAGCCGCTATGGGCATATCCTTGTAGATGGTCTCCCTTTGCAATGTCGATCAGACGGTTCCGCAGTAGGTAAACGCACAGCATCATGGTGCGTGTCGCCACGACATGGAGATATCAATTGTGCGATGGTGAGCGGCGGGTGGGCTTTGCCGTGGGACAGATACTGGCGCAATCATAGATGTTAGGTACAAATATCGCAAAACATAGAGACGATGACATTTTCATGGCTCCAATCGTGAGCGTGTTAGCGCGGTTAGATCAGCGCAAACAAACGGCGTAGCAGATAACTGCGGGCCAGAG